GTCGGGGTAGATATGACTGAACTTTAGTCCTAGTAAAGCAGATACGATGCACATCAGACCGTATGGAAAATAAATTTTGCATACAGGAGTGAGGAAAACCATGTAGCGTCCGTCGGCATCTGGTTGCTCTAGTTTCTCAATCGCATACATGCAGAAACCCCACCATTTGTTGAGGATAACTGCACGATCACGAGAGAAGTCCCAGAGTCCAGAGTTCCAATGCGCTCCACCCTTAACACTCTCAGTCATAACAACTCGATTGTCAATGTTCCGTAAAATTACGGTTGATTCTTCGAGTCGTTGTGCCAATACATTAGGGGCTCTTGTGTAACACATTATTGGATGTCCGGCGTAGGCGCTCCAATCCGAGACGTGAAAATCAACGTCGACCATTGTGACGATATGCTCCTCTCTCAGCCAACCACTGGCATACTTGAAAGTATTGCACAGGTCGGAAGTGTCGTAGAGCAAACGTTCGCCATCAACTTTGAACTTGTTTTCACGCGAGGATGTGGCTACATCGTAACGTTTGTACGGAGGTAGACTGCTGTTTTGGCTTCGTCCTGTCACTTGATTCAGAACCTCGATGAATTTCGTCATAGAGGTAGTGGCCGCGCACCGGTAGTCTGCAGATTTAGGATGTGCATGATTATTGACTACGGCGCGAAAGCCCGCTGGTTTCACCCATCTAAAACGCGTTCGAAACGCGGTCAAGACGTTGCGGTCAAACCGTTTGCGGAACAAGGACATGAAGAAAGTGAAAAACAGTCTCCGATAGTACTCCGGAACCACATATCTGGAAAGATACATAGCTCCAAATGGGAGGAGTATGAATGCAACAACCATTATGTGCATAACTACTCCAATTGAAAAGAACACATCCAACACGAGTTTGAAAACCCATTTCTGACATAACCCTAGAGTTAAGCCAATCAATGTGTTTCCAATGCAGGTGAAAAACCTTTCATGCGCGCGGAGAACAGTTGTCAACACGGTCATTTGGCCTGGAG